AGACTGAACGAACTCTACGCTGCCACCGGCCAGGTAGGTTTTGTGGCCACGCAGCGGGTGGATGGCAAACTGATTCTTCCTGAAGCCATTAAAGTGCTTCAGCAAAAATCCTAATGGAGGTGTCCTCTGAGTTATAACGCAAAGAACTATACCGAACAGGGCGGTGAAAAAACCGTCATTGGTGGAACACTTGAAATCAAGGATGGGGCGGTCGTTACTGGCCTCCCTGTTCTTGACAACCAAGCTGCAAGCACTGCAGCTACAGTAGCGGATCTTGTGACGGATTTTAATGCCCTACTTACCAAACTTAAGGCCGCAGGGCTCATGACCTCAGACTAATGAAGGGAGGGTGGCGGTATGACACTGCTTGAAAAAGTAAAAGCGAACCTGATTCTTGATCACTCATCTGATGATGAACTCCTTGAGATGTACATCACCGCCGCCACGCGGTATGCAGAAAGCTATCAGCACCTTCCTCAAAACTACTACGTGGAAGCGATTATGCCAGCCACCACAGAACAAGCCATCATCATGCTGTCGTCCCACTTTTACGAATCCAGGGACGGCAGCACAGGTGGTTTCTTTTCAGATAACATCCAGGCTGGACAGCAGGTTTGGAACACGGTTAATCTCTTGCTACGACTTGATCGAGACTGGAAGGTGTAGGGATGAGCTTTGGGAAAATGAATGAACTCATCGATATTGTAGAGAGCGTCACAAGTAAAGATGCTGAAGGGTTCAACACTGAATCTGATCACATTTTAGCTTCAGTCAGGGCTTACAGGGAAGGTCGTCATGGTAGCAAAATGTGGGCAAACAGAGCCTCCTTTTCTGAGGCCACTGACCTTTTTCGCTTTCGCCATATTCCGGGTCTTGTTGTTACAACATCCATGGTGCTCATTCACGGCGATAAACGATTTGAGATAACATCGGTTGAAGATGTCAAAGGCCGCGGAATGTATATTGAAGTGCTGGCAAAGGAGGTGGTCCCCAGTGGCTAAAGCTACCATGCGCATGCCCGATGATTTTCAGAAGAAACTCTCAAAACTTGGCGAAAAGACAGATGAAATTGTCTCAAAAGTTCTAGAATCAGGTGGTGAGGTAGTCCTCGATAAAGTAAAGAAGAATCTAAAAGGCGTAATCGGTAGTGGGACAAAGGAAGAAAGTAGATCCACGGGTGAACTGATTTCTTCCCTCGGGCTTTCCCCTACAAAACTAGATAGAAACGGCAATTACAACGTCAAGATTGGTTTTAGCGAACCACGAAGTGATGGTGATTCGAATGCCAAGATCGCAAACATCCTTGAGTACGGAAAGTCCGGTCAGCCGCCAAAGCCTTTCTTAAAACCTGCAAAGTCCGCCTCCAGGAAAGCTTGTATTGATGCTATGAGAATGGAGTTTGAAAAGGAGGTTGAAAAGCTATGAACTTGCTTGTGGATTTAAACTCTACTCTGGCTCCATTTGATATTCCCGTGGAGACTGGTGTGTTCTCTGATGTGCCTCCTGAAGAATATCTGGTGATCACTCCCATGTCTGATAGGCTTGATCTTTTTGCAGATGACCAAGGTTACATGATCGTCTCAGAGGCGAGGCTTTCCCTTTTCACAAAGAAAAACTACATGAAGCGGATCAAAGAGCTGACAAAGGCCCTGCAATGCGCAGGGATCACCATCACAGATAGACAGTACGTTGGTTACGAACACGATACGAAATTTCATCATTACGCCATTGACGTAATGAAGGGATATGAAACGGAGGAAGAGTAGATGGCAACAATTGGACTTGATTCCCTATACTATGCCAAGATCACAGAAGATCAAAATGGCATCGAAACCTATGGTACCCCAAAGGTACTTGCAAAAGCCATGACTGCAGACCTGAGCATTGAGCTCATTGAAGCGATACTCTATGCAGACGACGGTGCATCAGAAGTCATCAAAGAGTTTAAGAGCGGTGCCCTCAGTCTAGGCATCGATGATATTGGTTCACTTGTGGCCCAAGACCTAACGGGTTGTAAGATTGACAGCAACAATGTAGTGGTTTCAAGAAGTGAAGATGGCGGTAGTCCGGTGGCCATTGGGTTTCGCGCCAAAAAGGCGAGTGGAAAATATCGTTATTTTTGGCTTTACAGGGTCATCTTTAGCGTCCCTGCCACAAGCCTTGCCACCAAGGGCGATTCTATTACCTTCAGCAGTCCCACCATAGAAGGAACGGTGTTTAGACGAAACAAACTCGATGGTGAAAACAAGCACCCCTGGAAGGCAGAAGTCACTGAAGGCGATAGCGGCGTAGCTGCGTCAACGATTACGAGCTGGTTTACTTCTGTGTATGAACCTGACTTTACGCCTGTCACTCCAACGATCACCATCACGACCCAGCCTGCTGTCCTCACTGAAGCCACCTCCGGTAGCATCACAGGAAGCCTTTCTGTTGTGGCAGAATCCAACACCAGTGATCCCGTCACCTACCAGTGGTATGAAAACACCACTAGCAGCACAACCGGTGGCACACCCATTAATGGAGAAACATCTGCGAGCTTTGACCTTCCTACAGATCTCTTAGCCGACACCTATTACTACTACTGTGTCCTCAGCCTGGTTGGAGCCAGCGATGTAACAACCACCGTGGCCACAGTAACAGTATCCTAATGAGAGGTAGATAATCATGGTAGATGGAAAGCTAATCCTCGACGAAGCCTCCGATGAGAGAAGCGCCACCATTGACATTGGTGGCACTGAGTTTAAGATGATCCTGACCACCAAAGCGACAAAGGCGATTGCAGGTCGTTATGGTGGTCTTGAGAATCTGGGCGAAAAGCTGATGCATACTGAGAACTTTGAAATGGCCCTCGAAGAGGTGGTCTGGCTTATTACGCTGCTGGCCAACCAGTCCATTTTGATTCATAACATTAAAAATAAGGACGATAAAAAAGAGCTCCTCACAGAAGATGAGGTGGAACTACTCACCACTCCCTTCGACCTGGCGAGTTACAAAAATGCCATCATGACCAGTATGATGATGGGCACCAGAAGGAATGTGGAGAGTGAAGACTCAAAAAACGAAGTAGTCGGGTAAGCGATCAGGAACTCTTTACCCGACTGATTTATTTTGGCACGGTACACCTGAGACGATCTGAAAGCGAAGTATGGCTGATGCCTATCGGGTATTTGATGGATCTTTGGGAGTGCCATAAGCAGTTCATAGGCATTACAAGACCAGTCCAGCAACGGTCCATTGATGATTTGATCCCTCTTGGTCTTTGAAAATTTCCTATTGATAGGGGTGCGATTTAGCCTTAGAATATTCTTATGATGATTAATTTATGCCTATAGTCAATAAGGGTGAGGTGCTATGAAAAAGAAATCAAAGACCATCGATCTAGAAAGGAAGAATTTCAACCTAGCCTGTGCTGAGTATATTAGAAACTTTGGAGCCGATGAGCTTTTCTCTACAAAACACGTAACGGTTGTTTTTGATCGCAAAGAAGCGAGTCTAATCAAAGAGTTTCTAACAGAACAGAGAGATTCTCTTTATCATTCGCCTTCTACTGAGAGGGATCCATTCCAAGAAAGGCAAGATCAGATAGATATGGATAACTGCACTCTCATGATCATGCAGCTGAGAAGAGAACTCGAAGCATCTAACGAGAATGAATCCATGGCTTTCAAAATCAACTATGTTCACTTTCACACTTTTGCATTCTTACTCGAGACATACCTTGGCCGACTGCTAAACAGCGATTTTTCGTGGAATGCCGATTTTGAAAGTGAATGTGATAAAGAACGACTGTCATTTAAGAGAAAGTTGTATGAGATATACGAGAAGCTAAAAAATGAAGTGCTCATTGTCACAAAAACGTTATTTGATGATGAGTTCGATGATGTCCATGACCCTCATCTGACCTTGTAAATGAGTAAAGATGCCAGAGAGCTTTTTCAAGACACTTCAAAGGAGGTGTCTTTTTTCATGCCCTGAGAGGAGGTGCACGCTATGTCAGACTTTGGCCTGAAAATCGGCCTTGAGGGCGAAAAGGAGTTCAAAAATAGTCTGCGTGAGATCAATAGAGATTTCAAAGTTCTGGGTTCTGAGATGAAGCTTGTCACTTCCCAGTTTGATAAACAGGATAAGTCCCTGCAGGCGGTGACTGCTCGAAATGAAGTCCTAAATAAGGAGATCGATGCGCAGAAAAGTAAGATCAGCACCCTAGAGTCTGCCCTTAAGAATGCCGCTGAATCCTTTGGTGAAAATGATAAGCGCACAAAAGCCTGGCAGATTCAACTGAACAACGCAAACGCAGATCTCAACAAGATGGAGCGAGAGCTTGATGAAAACAAGAAGGCTATTGATGAATCCAGTGATGGATTTGAGTGTGCAGGTAAAAAAGCCGGCAAATTTGGAGATGAAATCAAAGACTCAGCTAAAGTAGCGGATGATGCTGGTGGAAAGTTTGAAAAACTAGGATCTGTCATGAAAGGAGTAGCCGCAGGTATTGGAGTGGCCATGGCAGCCATTGGCTCAGCCGCGGTCGGTGCGGGAAAGAAGCTTTATGATATGGCAAGTGATGCAGCTGCTGCCGGAGATGAAGTGGATAAAGCCAGTCAAAGGCTAGGGTTATCGAGAGAAGGCTACCAAGAGTGGGAGTATGTTCTTTCGCAAAACGGTGCTAGCATCTCATCTTTAGAAACTGGGATGAAAAAGCTCAATAGCACGGTGGATGATGCTATTAATGGAAGTGCTTCTGCTACTGATAAGTTCAAGAGACTGGGCATTTCCATGGAGGACCTTGAGGGGAAATCCCGAGAAGAAGTCTTTGAGATGACTGTGAAGGGACTACAGGGCATTGCTGATGAAGGTGAAAAAGCCGCCATTGCTAATGACCTTCTCGGCACGTCTTCCGTTGAACTTGGAGCGCTTTTGAATCAAACTGCAGAGAGCACGGATACCCTAAAGAATAAGGCCAGTGAACTGGGTCTTGTGATGAGTGATGAATCCATAGACGCAGCTGTGAACTACACCGATGCCATGGATAATCTCACTAGGTCTTTTGCTGGTGTGAAAAACAACATCACCTCTCAGCTTCTTCCCGGATTCACCATGGTCCTTGAGGGGCTGACTGGACTGATCACCGGTCAAGAAGGAGCGGCAGAAGAGTTAAAAGAAGGGGCCAGACAAACGGTAGATCAGATTGCAGTTATCCTACCGCAGATTTTGGATGTGGTGACCGGCCTGATAGCAGCTATAGCCGAAGTGGCACCTGACCTTGTCCTCGCCCTTGTGAGTGGTATTTTAGATAACCTACCCACGCTCATTGAAGCGGCTACGAGTATCATCATGACCATTGTGGGTGGACTCATCGAAGCCCTACCTCAGATTACAGAAGGAGCCCTTCAGCTGGTGCTTACTTTGGTAGACGGGATCATCGCCAATCTTCCATCACTTGTAGAAGCAGCCCTCGTGATGATCGTGACCCTTGCTACGGGTCTTGGTGAAGCGCTACCTGAGCTAATCCCTTCCATTGTAGAAGCCGTGATTCTCATTGCCGAGACGCTGATCAACAATTTAGACTTGGTCCTTGATGCAGCCTTTCAGATCATCAGTGGACTGGCCGAGGGTCTTATTAATGCTCTACCAAAGTTAATCGATGCCCTCCCAAAGATCATCGACAGTATCATCACCTTTATCACGAATAGTCTCCCTAAGATAATCGAGATGGGCGTGCAGCTGACAATTCAGCTGGCGGCAGGACTGATCAGGGCCATCCCTCAGCTTGTCAGTCAGCTTCCACAAATCATCTCTGCTATTGTGACAGGACTTGGGAGGGCTATTCCCTCCATGAATGATGTGGGAAGAAATATCGCTCGTGGACTGTGGGACGGGATCTCATCCATGATCGGCTGGCTCAAAGGAAAAGTAGATAGCATGGTCGGTGGCATCGTTAAAGGAGTCAAAGGTGTTCTTGGCATCCGCTCACCTTCTAAGGTGTTCGCCGGGATTGGCGCCAACATGAGTGAGGGTATCGGGGAAGGTTTTACGGAGGCCATGAGTGGTGTAGAAAAGGACATTCAAGGCGCTATTCCAACGGACTTTGACCTCGATCTAAACTCTAAGGTC